CTTTTAACTTAATATCGCTTTGATATGATTTCGATCTATTAATACCGCAGCTTGTCCTTCGACGTTAACTGGCATTGCCTCTGACCATTTAACAAACACTCTGTTTCCTGGTTCTATCTTAGCAAATACGTTTTCTGGATCTGCATTATCTTGTTGGATATAATCACCAATTGCTAATACCAATCCTGGTTTATTACCTTTATCAATAGCTTCAGTAAGAATAATCCCACCTGCTGTTTGTTCTTCTTTTTCTGTTTCGGCGATTAAAACATTATCACCTAGTACTTGTATTCCCATATTATTCTCCTAAATGGTGGAGCGAGAGGGGATCGAACCCACGACCTCCTGGTTGCAAACCAGGCGCTCTCCCTACTGAGCTACCGCCCCATATATTATAAATTATTTTTAAAGACAAAGTCGATTGCTCTATTTGCTTCTGTTACTAGATCTCTTTTTGCATACCAATTACCTGTGTCCATATCTAAAGATCTACAGATATGGGCAATTTCTTCAGGAGTAATAGGATAACCACGTTGCATTGCATTGCCTGCGGTTGAAACCATTATCTGATACATTTTTAAATACCAACCAGTGCCGGAAATACCTTTGTATTCTTCGACCTGTTTTTTATTAACAAATGGACAATCAAAATAAGATGTCCAGGTATAGTTTGTGTTTTTTAATTGTGACTTTCTATGTTCAATTAAACCTTCTTTTATTTTATTAGGTAATTTATCAAAGAAAGATTCTGCTGGATTTAGATACGGATGCTTAGACATTAATACTGTCGGATCCATTATATCACCATCGTGTGAAAAGCAGAAGTTGTTCGCATCTTTATATTGCGATGGAACATAATACATTCGGGAAAGGTCTTTAGTTTGTGCATCAGCGATATCACCGATTTCTTTATTTAGTGCAAACCAAAAGTGTTTAATATCTTCTTTATTCACCCATTGGGTTAAAGGAAATACTAAACGAAATTTAGGATTTGTTAAGCTAGAACTAGCAGTCGAATAACAGAAATATCTATATTGCTCGTATTTCTTTTCGATCTCATTCATTTCACCTACAAAGTCATCGACATCAAGAATACCAAAACCGCCCCAAGAAACCACGTTATCGTTAGCACGAGTACTATCAGGCAAATATGTAGCAGGACTGATAAGAGGAGCTTCAGACTTTTTAGAATATTTGTCAGAGTTGTGTAGTCCAACGAGGACTGCTTCAAACTCTTCGAAGGACTCGTAGTCCATTCTTTTGTCTGTTTTGTTATCATAAATGCTATTAAATATTGTGCAACTTACCATGGTTATCCTCGTGTGATGGAGCTGTCCAACCTTCGGGTTTAATCAAATCTGGTAAACCTAAAGGGTTAGGTCTTGTTTCTTTTACTCCAACTTCTTTTTTCATATTGGCTTTTAGTACTTCATCCCATGCTTTTTCGGAATCAATACCGAATGCATCTAATGTTCCAATTGCTACAACGCATAGATCTATTAGACCATCTACTATTTCTTCAGGATCTTTTTCTCCAACTGCTTTAAATGTTTCTTCGTATTCTTCTTTTAAGAATGATATACGAAAATGCAATAGCTGTTCTAGCTTTTCAGGGTTATCTGCAACCCATTGTTTAACGCCATATTTGCTATGCATTAAAGCTATATCTTGTACCCAGTTCTTAGACATTATACTATGATTCCTGTGTTTGGTGTTGCTATCTGTATTTCAGAAGTAGCTGCTCTGTGTTGTTCTACTAGTTGTTTGTTTGGTTCGACCATAAACATAACAAACTTAAGATCAATTTCTAATCCATCTTTAGCTTCGGTGTATGGCATAAATGGCATAAAGCCTATTTTGCCTTCTCCGGCTGGGATAAGAACAATGCTATCTTTTAAAATTATAGTATCAGTATCGATACCATTTAGATCTACGTTAGCGATTATTTCTTCGCCAGATGTTAGTCTGACTAATTGTATATTTTTCATATTTTATTTTCCTTGTTGTGGTATATTATACCATAGTTTTGGGCATTTGTAAACCCCTTATCCAAAAAAATCCTCCAGTGAATTAACTTTGACTGATGTCCAGCCAATAGCATTTAGAATTGGTTCTATTGCATCGGTAAATGTTTTTTGGAATTGTAATTCCTTATCAATGTGTTGTTCTAAGTTAAATTCTTTTGGGAGAAAGTCTGGGAAAGCAATTACATTTTGCTTAAACTTACCTTCTTTTAAATATAAGAATTTAATCTTATCGCCATTTCTAAGTTCTGGATATTGTTTTAGATCTAAATCTTTTCTTAGCCAGTTGTACGCGAGGGCCGCACGCACGTGAATCGGTGTACCTTTCTTATAAAATTCGGTAGTAACCTGCTCGCCCGCTTGGTTTCTATACGTACGTCTTTCTATGCAACCAGTAATATTATTAGCACCACGCGGGAAAGCAATCTGGTCTGGTCTAAGAGCAAAGTAATGATCTTTGAATTGTTGTACTGCTGCCTGGACTGTAGCTTCATCAGAAGAAATAATTAGCTTAAACATTTCTTTTAGAGCTTCACGGCAAGCTTGTGGGGTAGAACTTTTATTAGCTTCTACGCCAATTGTTTTAATTTTAGGTTGTGCATATCTAACGCCTTCATTATCTAACACATTTAGAATATATCTTTTCTTAGCCAGATATATACCACGATCTGCTATAACCTCTCGGGACATAACCATTTTGTTTCCGTAGCCGCCAAATATGTCGTAGAACTTTTGATATGCTTTTTCAAAGACAGGTTCTATGGCTTCACGGCCAACTTTATCTAGGAAATCTATAGGATTATCCGGTTTAACCGCATCTACTAAAGGACCTAACCCAATATATAATGAATCAGTATCTATTGCTAAGACGTAGTCTGAGGAGGTTTTAAGGGCCTTGTTTAGGTAATCATTGGCTGCATTTTCACCCCATCGTATGATGGCTTGTCCGGATAGCGTAATTGCTTCTGCGACCCGTTGGTCGAAGAACCTAAAATAACGATTGCCGAGAGCACCGTAAAGACTATTAAGAAGAATCTTAATTGCCATTTGTCTATTTTCGTTGAGCGATATTTCTTTTTGTATTCTGTAGAGTTCTTGTTTGTCACTTTTGTCTATTCTCTGTAATTCTTGCTGAGCTTTAATCATAGCTTTTTTAACATCTACCCGTTCAGTGTACATCTCTTCGATGATCTTAGGTAATACACCTTGGACATCTGTTCTAAAATGTTGTCCGCCAACTGCTATGCATTCATCTGATGATCTTTCGATCTTAGTTGCTTTTAATACATTTTCTACATCTACTCCTGCTGTTGTTTTATTCAGAATTGTTTCTGGTGACATATTGTATTGCATAATGAGCGATGGATATAGAGAGTTTAAATCGAAACTAACTACATGATCGTGCATGCCAACCTGTGGTTCTTTTACATAACCACCAGGGTAATCACCTTTGAGTTGATCTTTCGGGAAAGGAACTATTACGTTGTTTTGATATAGATCACGGAAGATAATAGAATCCCATATTGCGGTAGTACCAAATACGTCAGTATAGTTAACTCCGCCTCGGTATGCCATAGTAAGGCCAAGGGTAATTAAACCCATTTTATCCTCGAAGCGATCTACCAATTCTACATCTTTAATATTATAATCAATAAATTTTTGATGATCAGCTTTATATAGATCGAATAGTGAACCGTGTTCTTCGTATGATAGTTTCTCTTCGCCAAGAACTACGTGAGCAATATTATTAAGTGAATATGATTCTTGTTGACCATAAGCATAACCAAACTTTTTAAATACTTCCATATAATCCATTTGGGATATACCCTGGAAGTCATACGTTTGATTTCTGTTGCTAGATTTGTAGCCAATTGCCACCTCTCTGGATTCTACCATACCCCAAGGTGAAAGCTTTTTAATATTTTGTTCGCCAAGATCTGGGCCGAAGACTCTACGAATACGATTAACCAAATAAGGTATATCGAAGAACTTAGAGTTCCAGCCAGTAATAACATCGGGCGTGTGCGAAGGTGTAGCCCAATGATTAATAAAGTCTATAAGAAGTTCTTGTTCATCGACACATTTTTTATAGATCACGCGGTTGGTTTTCATTAGGGATTTACTTACATCGTAATCGCCTAAGCCCCAAACATAATATGTATTGTCGATATTATTTTTAAGACATATAGCCGTAACTATTTTAGCTGCTGCAGAAGGTTCTGGGAATCCATCATCGGATTGAACTTCTATATCAATAGTGGTTACGTTAATTTTAGATCTATCAAACTCTATATGGCCAGGAAATAGATCGTTAGCCAGAGCTGCCTGATGTTTAGTATTACCAAAGATCTTACGGCCAGCTACATCTTTGTTTTGCTGAACCCAATCTTTAGCATCACGCATAGATTCGAATTGTATGGGAGCAACAGGATATCCATCTAAGGATTTCCATTTGGTTGCTTTGGTGGTTGCCACGAATAATGTGGGCTTGTATTTAATTTTCTTTTGAACTCTTTGGCCGTTTTCTATACCACGATAAAGTAGCATATTGCCATAGCGAGAAATGTTTGTATAAAATTGCATAGTGAGTATATTATACCATAGTTTAGAAGGTTTGTAAACCTTTTTTTCAATCAAGGAACGGTGGGGTAATTTCTTACCCCCCGCATGAATTGTATATCGAGAGCCTTAATAAGATAATAATGATAACCAAATCAGTGCAGGTGCTGTACCTGCGCAGGCTATGGCGATCATAGCAGTTACCAACATATCTTTTAAGGTCCTAACGATGTCATGATTATCAGCTAAGTAAGCTTTTAATTGTGTCATGATTTATCTCCGGTAAATTATTATTATAACCTACCGAGTTTCGCTGCTCACCGGAATTACTCTTTTAAGAATTCCTTCTTCTTTGATGCCCCAGTAGACCCTATTTTGATCTTCCTTGGACGCTGTTCCTCTGGGATTTCGACCCTGGCATTCACCACGAGTATTCCATCTTTAAGGTCAGCCCCATCGATTACGACAAATTCAGAGAGTCGGAAGCTCTTCTCGAATTTGCGGGATGAGATACCCTTGTACGCATACGACCTTTCATCGTCACCAGTATTACCTTTCACCTTTAAGATCCCATCTTTGACCTCAATCTCGAGATCATCCATGCTGAATCCAGCCACTGCTAGTTCAATAATGAAATTTTCATCATCTACACGAACAATGTTGTGTGGTGGGTAGTTATCAGTTCCAGTTCTAGCCGAATTGTGAATCCTTTCTAAGTCTTCAAACAATCCATCAAAACCAACGAATAGTGAACGTGGTACGTTCAGATTACTTCTTACCATAGTTATTTCCTCCTATATATAGCAAGGTTATTGAGAACCGGCCCAATGCCGCATTCTTCGATTATATTTATACGTACTAATTAACTAGATGCTATTTTTATACGTATAAATAATAATATGAAAAAATTATTCAAACGATTTCATAAGTTTATGAAAGCCGGGAGAATTAACAAGATTGTAAAGATAATGCATATCTAATTAATCTTGTTGCTTAGTATTTCCGATATTATATTTAGGACATAGCTCCCACTCAGTTTTCTCTTTGAAAGGTATGACCTTGATCTGCCTGAGAGGCGCAGTGTCTTGGGCTTGAGATGGCTTAGTCATTGTAACCAATCCCCAGTCCGATAATAATGTAGCAATTGTATTTCTACGCTGTACATCATTTTCAATTAAATTAGATGGCTTACCATCCAATAGAAATAGTTCTTTAAAGTGAACTATAAAGTATCTACCTTGCTTATGTAATATATGGCAAGATTGATATAGCTTTTGATCTTTGCGGGATGCAACACCGATACGTGTTAATGTTTCTCTTATCTTAAGAAAGTCATCCGGTTCGTTTAGAGTCACTTCCAGCATATCAGCTGGGACCCATTCTTTTATTTCATTATTTTCTTTTTCCACCTTTATAAATCCTATGTTTCAACTGTTCAATTTGGTCTGGAGTAAAAAGGGACAATACTGATTTTGCTTTTTCATTACTATATCCATAATTTTCTTTAATCACTTCCAAACATTCTATCTCTGATGGCTTAACCCAC